GGGTGCGCGCCGGGGGGTGGGGTCTGCACGGGGGGTGTGGTCATGGGTCGGGGTCCTCGTCGTCGAGGCCGGGGTCGTCGTCCTGGTCGGCGAGGTCGGTCTGCGAGTCGAGTGCGACGCCGTCGAGGTCGAGGTGCCGGCCGAACCCGAACGAGCTGCTGCTCGTGCTCGGTTCGGTGGGGAGTGCTGCGTACAGGCGGCGTGCGGTGCGTTCCATCTGCCGCAGCAGTGCGGGGTCGGCGGGCGTGCCCTCGGCCCTGATCTCGACCTCGCGGTGTCCGTCGGTGAGGCGTACGCGCATGGGCGGTGTGCCTCCCGGCGGGTGGTGTGTGGGTCCGCTGTCCGGTCGCTGCGCGCGCCCCGCGAGCGCAGTTACGCCCGTGGGGGTGATCTCTTCGATCCGTCGCCGAACAGCGGACGTTGGGCCGCGCAGGACGGGCAGCAGCAACCCGCACTTTGTGTAGTGGTTCCGTCCTGCGCGGAGTGTGGGGGCCGCCGCCCCTCGGGGGGACGTGGGGCGGCGGCGGTACCGGCCGGGGATGGTGGGAGCTCGGCCGGGGTGTGCGGTGGGGGTACGAGAAAACCCCCGGCGGTGGTCCGCGGCGGGGGTTCGTCGGTGCAGTTCCGGTGTCTGGGCAGCCGTTGTCTGCGGTCCCAAGGTGCGACACGTGACTGTCGAAAGTCAAGCCGGGTGGGCGGCAGAGAGTGAGCTCGTCGCGCGCGCATCGCTACCGGTAGTTGCTCTCTCTACCGCCACCACAAGGGGATGGGAGGGGAGGGGAAACGCGCGCGCGTGAGGTCCCGGGGGTGTCCCCCGGGGACAGATCGCGTTGACCTGCGAGAACAGATTTTTCCGGCCTATCTTTTGCGCGCAAAACGTCGACGATTCGTCTTCGTTTTGCCGACGTTTCCTCGTCGAAACGCTCGCGGATCTTGTTCCGACTGCTCGCCGCCTCGTACTCCGGTCACAGAGTGTGAACACGGAAACGCCCCGTCGCGGCCGTACGACGGGGCGAAATCCTTTGCCGAGACTTTACCTAGAGGGGCGGGGGTGCGACACGAACGGGCGCCCCGCGTCGACGCTCGTATGTTCATCGGGCGAGTGGCCGTGTCCCCCGGGCGCCGGCGGGCGTTGAGCGAACGACACCGGGTTGCGTGTCCACATGTCCCGGCCTGTACCGGCGTCGGGCAGGGACCGGTCGGGGGACTCTGTGGCTGTCATGGCCGACGATCACGCCCACAGTCCCCCGACTGCCCGGGGCCCGGCTCGAACGCCGCTGTACGGGCGCTGAGCGCCTTACGGGCGGGGCGGGCGGCCCTGGTGCCGCGCACGACGGCGCCCCGTCCGGGGAATCCCGAACGGGGCGCGGGTGGTGCGGGTGGGGCGTCAGTTGACGACGGGCGCGGTCATGCCTCGCGGTTCTGCGGGGTGCCGGGCACCGGCTTGTCGGGCTCGGGGTAGTGACCGCCGCGGCTCGCCTGGTAGGTCGTCGCGTGCTTGTCCTGGTCGTCGCTGCTCATCTTGTCGCGCAGTTCAGACATGGGAATCGAGTTCCGCAGTGCCATGATGGGCCGTCCTTCTCTTCGTGGGATGGGCGAACCCGGGGCGGTCGCGTGCCGGCAAGCTGTCGGCCGCCCCGGGGGGCATTGGGTGTCAGCCGTCGTACGCGGCGGCACCCTCGGGCGCGGTCCACGGCAGGGGCTCGTCGGCGGTGTGCTCCCACACCCAGCAGCGGCGCGGCCCGGTGTAGTAGCTGTGCGCGGTCCGGTTCTCGGCGAGCAGCTCGGCGGCGAGCTCGGCCGGCGCCTGGTCACTCGTGCGGGCGCCCTTGCTCATGGTTCGACGGTCGTCGTCGGTGTCCTCGTCGGTGCGGTGGATCAGGTAGCCGTACAGGGTCACGGGTCCTCCAGTGATCGGGGTGGGTGTGCCGCTCTACGCGGCCGGAGAGTGGCGGAGAGAGGCCGGAGAGTCCGGAGATTCCCGCAGGTCAGGACCGGTCTCCGCGCCCGGAGAACCGGGCTGCTCTCCGCTCGGGGAGAGGGGCCCGGCGAGCTCGTCGAGCAGCCTCTCGACGGCGGCCCGGGACACCCCCGAGCGGCCCGCGATTCCGTCCACGCGAAGGGTGCGTTCGACGGGCACCTCGTACCGGCGAAGGAGGGGGGTCACGTCGGCCCGTTTCAGGTGGGCGAGGGCGGGCCGCAGAGTGAGCCGGTCGTGCAGCTCGCCGAGGTGGATTCCGTTGCGGCCGCGGGTGACCTCGTCGAGGTACCGCACGAGGGCCGCGCGGTGCTCGTCCTCGGGCGTCTCGGCGGGGGTGTCGACGGGCGTCTCGACGGGGGCCTCGGCGGCGTCCCGGCCGGCCTTCCATGCGGTGTGCAGCCACCACCCGGTGAGCGCCCACATCAGCCACGGCCACGCCCGCACGATCGCCCACACCGCGTATGCGACGGCGCCGAGGACGGCGAGGCGGAACAGCGGGCCGAGGGACGCGCGCCACCCGGTGAGGTCGTCGCGGCGGCCGGCGGCGACCCATGCCGTGAGGGCGTCGGCGCGCTGCTGCCACGCGCGGGAGCTGCCGCGGGCGAGCCGCTCGGCGGCCGGGGTACGGGCGGCCCACACGAGGGCGGCCCGGGTCGCGATGCGCTTCACAGCGCATCACCGCCGCGCTTCGCGACCTCGACCGCGGTCGCGCCCACCCAGTTCACGGCGTCGGGCCACCACCCGAGCAGCGCCGCGATTCCGGGCAGGAACCCGAGGACGGCGAACGTCAGGAACCCGCCGATGATCCGGCGTTTGTCGAGCTTGCCCGAGGACTTGAACAGCGCGATCACGCCCACGAAGATCAGGCACGTTACGACGGCGCCCTCGGGGGTGAGCACGCCCATACGGCCGGTCGGCATGGACTCGGCGCCGCTCGTGCCGGTCACCTTCGATACGCCCGTGCTGCCGGCCGAGGACAGCAGTCCGGCGACGCCCGAGGCGCCCCACCCGAGCGCGCCGCCGATGCAGATCGTCGACAGCGAGCCGAGCGCCGACCCGGCGCCGTACGGGATGAGGTCCTTCGGGTCCCGGTTGCCCTTCCACCACTTGCGGAAGTTGAGCCACAGGATCGCGGCGGCGATGGTGACGCCGCCGAGGGTGAGCCCGATGTTCATCGGTTCACCCCCGTGAGGGCGGCGACGGCGTCGTACCAGTCGAACGCGCCGAGCAGCCCGGCGAACGTCACGACCAGGGCGAACAGCGGCAGCGTGCCGGGGCACCGCGTGAGGCGCAGCACGGCGAGCGCGAACGGGACGATCGCGAGGGCGTACGCGAACCCGACGGACATGTCGCGGGCCGCGTAGACCGTCGACGCCCATGTCGTCGAGACGCTGTATCCGGTCCACGGGATCGGGATCACGGCGGCGGCGAGCGCGAGCAGCGCCTGCCACGGCTTGACCCTCGACGTCAGCCACGACCACAGCCGCGACCAGCGGCCCGGCTCGGGCTCGGGCTCGGGGAACACGACCTCGACGGTCACGCGGTGCTCGATCGGGCCCGGGTCGGGTGCGGCGAACGGCACGGGGTGCGGCGCCGCAGGAGGCGGCGGGGGCGGCGGTGCGGCCGGGGCGGGGCGGCGCCACGGCGGCAGATCGGTCGCGCCGGCCGGGGCCGGGGGCAGCGGCGGCGCGGTGGGGATCGGCGTCCCGGCGGGGTAGACCGCGCTCGGGGTTACTTCCTTCGGCATGGGGTCCTCAGCGGTAGAGGCTCGCGCCGAGCGCGAGAATCGTGAGAATGACGGCGGTCGTCCCGGCGACGGGCCCGGCGTACAGGCCGGGGGCGCGGCGGGGTGCTTGGCGGACGAGGCCGACGAACGCGCCCGCGGTGCACGAGGCGAAGAACACGACGGCGAACACGGCGAGCACGGCGGGCCCCTTCGCGGGTTAGAGGTAGGGGCCGGTCGTCTCGCGCCGGGGCCGCACGGGCGGCTCGGGCACGGCGACGGGCTTCGGCGTCGTCTTGCTGCGGTCGCGCGAGTTGACCGTGCGCACGTAGCCGTCGGTCACGCGCTCGTACCCGCGCCGGTTGAGCTGCTCGGCGATCTGCGTCGAGGTGAGATCGGGCAGCGCATCACGGAGGCGCCGCACCGCATCGGCCGCCGAGGCGGCGCCGACGAGGGCCTCGTCGACCGTGCGGTCGGCCGGCGGTTTGGTGAAGTCGACGCGCGGCTCGGGCTCGGGGTCCGGCTCGTCGACGGGCTGCTCGGCGACCGGCTGCTCGGGCTCGGGTGCCGGGGCGGGCGGTACCGGCGGCGCCGCGGTGATCGCCTCGGGCTGCTGCACCGTAATGACGAGCTGCTGCGGCTGCGGCGCCTCGTAGTGATGCGGCCGCGCATCATCCCGCGTCAGCGTGAACTCGGGCCGCGGCACGCGGCCGAGGACGATAGCGACGTCGAGCTCGGTCACGTCCTGGCCGTACTGCCGCAGCACGTCGGCGAGCTCGGCCGGGCTGAGCTCGGGCCGCGCCGCGTGCATGAGCTTGATCGCCTTGCTCGGCGCCATGCCGACGAGTTCGGATGCGAGCAGATCACCCGCCGGTCGGGCGGCGGGCGGCGTCGCCTCGGCCTCGACCTCGGGCCCGTCGACCTCGGGCTCGTCGTCGGGCTGGCCGGTGACGTGCGCGACCGCGCGGGCCTTCGTCTGCTCCCACGCCTGTTCACCCGCGAGCAGCCACCCGAGCCACCCGAACACCGGCCACCGCATCGGGAGCTCACCGCGGGCGACCCGATGCCGGGCGCGGGTCGCCGCCCACGACTGGTCGAGCAGCAGCAACAGGCCGGCGGTCGGGGCCGCGAACATCAGCGTCGCCCCGATACCGCCGTTGATGTGCTGCGCGTGAAGGTAGTTCAGATACATCGAGATACCGGCTTGCAGCAGCGTCACGAGCCGCGGGCCGAGCGCGCTGCGGCCCTCGCGCACGGCCTCGGCCGCGAGGTGCAGGCAGGCGATCGCGATGCCGTCGAAGCACGCGGCGACGACGACGGCGAGGAACTTCGGCACGCCGTACATGTCGTGCGCGACGACGTACAGGGACCACGCGACCATGCCGGCCGCGGCCGGGGCGATGATGCCGATCCCGATGCGCCACCCGAGCCGGTCGCGCCACTTCGGCGACTCGGTCGGTCCTGGTCTGTTCGGGGGTGGGGCGGTAGCTGCGCGGCTACGATTCTTCACGGATCTGCCCTCTTGCTTAGCGGCTTGGGTAGGTCCGGCCCCCGGCCGTATGGCGTTCCAGCGCCGGGCCGGGGGCCTTGTTGTTGGCAGAACCAAGCTACAGACCTTGTTGCCACGTGGCAACAAGGTCGGACAGGATGGTGCCCATGGCCGAGGCCGAAGGAGGGCCGGACATGGTGTCTTTCCGTGAACTTGCGCGCAGACTCGTCGCCGACGGGATTGTCGAGCGGATCTCTCATCAGCGGGTATCGAAGATCGCCGAGAGCGACCCCGCCTTTCCCCCAGTCGTCCCGGTCGGCAGCTCGAAAGCTGTCGACTACCGACTCGCGGCGCCGTACTTCCGCGATCGCATCACGCGCCCCGGGTGGCGCACCGACCTGCGCGGCAAACCGCCGGCCGCCGCCGACGAGTAGCAGCAGCACGCGACAGCGCCCCCGCCGTAGAGGCCGGCGGGGGCGCTGCTGTACGCGGAGACTACGCCGCCGCGCTCGTCTTCGCGGCCGCCCGCTGCCGGCGCCGGGCCTCGGCCCGCTTGCGCCGCTGCTCGGCCGCGGCGAGATCCCGTTCGAGGGCGACGAGCTCGTGCGGCGCCGCCCACGTGCGGCGCCCCTCGACGACCGGCACCGGGGCGCCACAGTCGTAACCGTTCTCGCAGGTCACGGTGTCCGCATCACGGCCGCCTCGGTGCATCGTGAGCGTGGCGCCGCACCACGGGCACGGCCGGTCGTCCATCGGGTAAGCGCGCCGCTGCTCGATCCCGACGGTCCGCTCGATACGCCGCGCCGCCTCACGAGCGATACGGCCGATGCGGGCGCGCTGCGCCTCGTCGAGCGGCAGGAACGGGCCGGCCTCGTCGTGCAGCCGCGCGAGCAGCCACGCGGCCGCCCGCGGGGCGGTGCGCTCGCCGAGGTTGTATCGCCACCGCCGCTCGTCTGCGGCGTCGCGCATCGCGAGCAGTTCGAGGCCGAGGGCTGCCTCGTCCCCGGCGATCGCGCGGCGCGGCGGGGCGATCGGGGAGCGCTGCACCTCGGCGGCGATCTCGTCGGCGAGCGAGCACAGCGCGACCTCGACGGCGCGGCACGCGTCGACGACGTGCAGGCGCAGCGGGGCAGGCTGCTCGGCGAGCACGAGGTGTTCGCGCTCGGCCGGGGCCGCGGCGACGCGGTCGAGGGCTGCCTCGGCGGCGTGATGCGCGTCGAGGGCACGCAGGTACTCGGCCCCGGTGCGGGGCCGGGCGGTGTCGACCAGGGCCCGCAGGTCGGCCCAGTGGTCGAGGACGACCCGCAGGTCGTCGGCGGTGATGCGGTCGGGGCGGGCGGTGTGCTGCATGGCTTGCGCTCCTGATGGTGCGACGGGGCGTAGGGTGATCACACCGCGTATGGGGCGCCCCGGGATGCTTGCCGGCATGGGGCGCCCCACCGTTGCGTTACGGGCGGGCGAGCCCGTCGAGGAACTGCGCGCGCACGAGGTTGTGCCGTGCGTCGGCGAGGGCGTTGTGCAGCCCGGCAGGCTGGGGCGGAAGATCGCCCATGCCGAGGCCGAGTCGCTGCGCCTCTTGGACGAGATCGCACGTGTGCATCGGGCAGCCGTCCGGCAGATCGATCATGGGGCCGAACAGCCACGCGTACGCGACGTGGTCGTACGCGCCGAACCATGCCCAGAGCTGCGGGTCGGGCGTGCCGAGGATGAACGCGCGCACCGCGTCGGCGATCTCGGCACGCTTGCGCAGCGCGCCGGCGTCCGGGTTCTCGTCGTCCCACAGCCACACGCCGGGGTTGGCCTCGCGGCCCATGGGCCACAGGATCGGCAGCGAGGCGAGGACGTTCTGACGCAGCCACGAGTGATGCACGATCTCGTGGTACGGCGCTTCGCGGTTGATCAGGTACAGCTCGTCGCCGGTGTCCTCGCGGATCATGCCGATCGAGATCAGTTCGATCGTCCGGCCGTTCTCACGGAACTCGGTGTCATAGAAAATGCGGGTCACCTGCGGTTCTCCTTCGAGGGGATGTGGCGGGAAAGGGGTCCGGGGTCGCGTCGGGACGCCCACCGGCCGAGCGGCACGCACGAGACGAGCCAGACGGCGAGCACGACCAGGACGACGACGGTCATCGGCCGGCCTTGTCGGCGAGCGGCCGCACCGTGGCGGGCACGGCGGCGTCGAGCTCGGCGTCGTCGACGACGGCCGCGGTCGACGTCCACCGCAGTACGCGGCACTCGGGGCCCGACAGCGCGGCCGCTATCCGGTCGCGGGCCTCGCGGGCGGCGGCCGGGGTGCGCAGCGCGAACGCGATAGGCACCCACGCCCGCGCGTCGCCGCGGGGATCGGCTTTCAGGTGCGCCTCGACGGTGTACTCGACGTCGCCCTCGGGCACGTCGCTCGGCTGCTCGGGCTCGTGGTGGCAGACGCCGGTTTCATCGTGATCAATCGCGGCGCCGCCCGTGCAGTGCTGCGCCTCGTCGGTGGTGGTCTGGCTCATGGGGGTTGCTCCTCTCTGCGGGGTCACCGGGCGGTGCCGGCGGGCGGGGTGCGCTTCGCGGCCCAATCGGGGTCGAGGCGGGGCGCCTCGGCGAGCGGCGGCGGGTCGTCGCGGTGGCGCCACAGATGCGCGGTGCGGCGCGGGCGGACGGCGAACGCGGCGGCGATCTCGACGGCGAACACGACTTGCGCCGCGTACCAACCGAGGCGGCGCCGGCCGCGCCCCGCCCGTACGTCCTGCGCGCGCCGGTAGTCCTGCGCGAACGCCCACCGGTCGAGGCGGTGCAGCGGCCGGACGTGCGCGGCCGCGTACCCCACCGCGAACCCCGCGGTCACGCCGCCGACCAGGACGACGAGGCCGGTCACGCGGCGGCCCCGAAGATCGCCGCGAACAGCTTGTTCGTCTGCTCGCGCATGGGCCGGTCTTGCAGGCACGGGCCCGCGACACACAGCGGCACCTCGCACGCCCGCGTCACGACGCCCTCGGGCTCACGGCCGGTGTGCAGCCGGAACGCGACCCGGGCCGCCGACAGGGTCGTGCCGCCGAAGTGCAGCGCGGGCGAACCGTTCGACCGCAGCCCGCCCCACAGCACATGACCGTTTTCCACAGGCTGTGTGTAACGGGCGAACGCTTCCTCGACCGACCGCGCCGGCCGCAACCGCGCGATGGTCGGCAGCAGCGCCCGGTCGTCCTTCTCCGGGTACTTGTCGAGGTACTTGCAGCGGGCGCAGTACGCGGTGCCGTCCGGCTCGAACCGGCCGTGCTCGGCCCGCTCGTGCCCGTACTTGCAGCGCCCGGTGAGCGGGCCCGGGTGCAGCTTGGCGCGCGCGGCGCGGCGGCCGGCCTCGTCGTCGACGTGCTCGGGGGCGACGCAGTGCTTCATGCCGCACTCGGCGAACACGTAGCCCTGCGGGTCGCGGCCGGTCCGCATCCGGAACGCGATCGCGGCCGGGCTGTACGACTGTTCGCGGTACCGCATCACGGGCGTGCCGCTGCTCGACCCGCGCTCGCCGGTCCACTCGACATGACCCTCGTCGGCGGCTCGGGTGTTCGCCGCCCACTTCTCGTCGAGGGTCTGCACGCGCTGCACGACGTTCGGCAGCCCGAGGTCGGCCCGGATACGGGCGACCGCGTGCCGGTCGGTGCGCAGCCGGCGCCCGATCGCGCCGTTGCTCAACCCCTCGTTGAGCAGCTCGACAATCGCCTCGTGCTTCGGGTGCTTGCTCATGCGGCGCCGCCGTTCCGGCCGCCGGTCGCGGGCATGAACCGGGCGATCGCCCGGATCGCGTTCGCCTCGGCAAGGTCCCACGCGTGATGCGCGTCGGTGATGATGCGGTGCCGCTGCTCGATCAGGGCGTGATGCGCCGCGACCGCTTCGGGCAGCGACGTCGGCTCGCGCAGGTCGACGCCGAGGTGCGCCTCGATCCGGCCGACGGCGGCCCGGTCGAGGATCGCGTCGAGCTCGGCGAGCCGGGGCGCATCGGTGTGCGGCTGCTTGTGGCGCCACATGCGGATTTGGTCGAGGGCGACGCGGGCGACGCGTTCGACGCGCTCGCCGGTCTGCTCGGGGTGGGTGGTCATGGTTCCTCGCGGGGTTGTTCGTGGCGGGCGGGTCACAGGGGGCGCAGGTCGTTGACCGTGCGGTACGGGTCGATCTCGCGCGGGGTCCCGGTCGCGGGGCGGGCGTATCCGGCGAGCGGGTTGTCGGGGCCGGGGTCCTCGTACAGCTCGGCGAGCTCGTCGTCGCTCATCTCGGCGAGCGCTTCGAGGTCGTCGTCGTCGAGGTCGTCGGGGTCGAACTCGAAGGTCATGCGGCGTCACCGGGCCGGGTCACGAGCCACGGGCCGAGGGCGGCGAGCACGGCGTCGACGCGTTCCTCGGTCCGGTCCGCGATGCAGCGGCACGGCGCGGTACGGGTGCAGTTCGGGCACGGCACCGGCTTGCGCAACGCGTGATCGAGCACGCGGCGCAGCACGAGCGGCGCGGCCGCCGGGTCGAGCGGCGCCCCGCCGTCGGGGGCGGGCACCGGCTGCTCGTCGTCCTGGTCGACGAACACGATCTCGGTCGCGCCCTGGTGACCGTGGATCGTCTCGACCGAGACGCGGCCGCGGTCCCAGAACACGACGCTCGGGTGCTCGCCGCGCCACCGGATCGACGCCGTGCCGTCCGGCCACAGCACGCCGTCGGCGACGTCGCCGGTCCCGCTGATACCGGACACGTCCACGCGGCGGCGCAGGACGAACCGGCGCGGCGGCGCGAGCTGCTCGTCGGCGCGCACGATGCGGGCGCCGACGAACTGCGGGCCGGGCATGATCTGCGAAAGGTCGTCGGTCATCGGGTGCCCCCTTCGGTGGCGGCCGCGAGCGCGGCCGGCGGTTCGGTGGTGAAGTGCCAGCCCTCCGCGGCGAGCGCGCGCACCGCGTGCCGGGCCTGCGTCGCCGGGGTGGCGTCCGGGTAGTCGGCGACCGCGTCCTCGATGGCGGCCGCGATGACCGCGGCGCACGCGTCGGCGATCGGCTGCGCGGGGGCGCTCACGCGGCGGCCCCGCGCTGTGCGTCGTACGCGTCCCGGCGCGAGCCGTGCGTGCCGCGCAGCACGCGGCCGCGCTGGACCGACACGCACGGCCGGTTCGGGCCCGCCTCGCACACCGGGCACTCGACCGCGAGCTCGGGCGGACCGGCGGGCCCGGCCGGCTTGTCGGCCTTCGGGAACAGCGCGGCCTTCGCGGCGAGGTACCCCTCGGTCGCCGGGGCCGCGTCGACGGTGCGCCCGACCCGGCCGACGAGCTCGCGCACCTCGCGGGGCGCGTCGGCCCCGGTCATGACCGCGGCCCGCCCGGCGCGCAGCGCGGCGACGTACGCGTTCCCGTACTGGTCGTCGGGGTCGACGTCGGGGTGATGCGCGGGCTCGAACGTGCCCACCTGCCGCGACATGCGGTCTTTGACCGTGTCGCGCCACCGGGCCGTAATGTCCTTCGGCATGACCGGCCACGCCGACTCGGCGTAGTGCCGGCCGACCGCCTCGCCCGCGAAGTCGAGCGGAACGTCGCGCAGCGCCGACGCCCACATGTGCACCTGCGCGCGCTGCTCGGCCGTGTCGGTCTTCACGACCCGGTCGTCGACGAGGCTGATCTCGCCGAGCAGCCTGATCACTTCCTGTACGTCCATCGTCAGACCTCCCCGGTCTGCTGCTCGAACAGCCGCGCCAGTCCGGCGCGCTGCTGCTGTCCCTTGGTCTGCGGGGCCCCGAACGGCACGACGACCCCGCCCGCGCCCGGCGGCGGGTCGGTGCGCTCGTTCTCGGCCCACTGCTGCCACCGGCCGCCCCACGCAACGGCGCACGTACGGTCGTCGAGCTGCCGCTGCACGAACTTGCGGGTCACGGCGGCGAGCTGCTGCGCGGTGAGCTGCTCGCGGCCCGCCTCGGCGCGGGCAAGCTGCGCGGCCCGCACGTCGGTCTCGCTCGGCTGCCAGTCGGCGGGGATCGGCCGCGGCGGCGGGTTGTGCGCACCGCCGCCGTTCCCGGCCGGCGCCTCGTCGAGGCGGGGCTGCCTCGGCCCGCCGCCCGGCCCGCCGTCGCCCCCGGCGCCGCCCGCGCGCTGCCGCCGCTTCTTCTCCGCCTCGCGTTCCTTGCGGCCCTGCACCTGCGCGCGCGTCGGGTTGTATTCGAGGTAGTCGTGCACCGCGTAGTCGCCCGGCGCGGGCTGCGCGCACCGCTCGTGCGGGCAGTCGTGCCCGTGCTCGTGCCACAGCCCGGCCGCCACGAGCTTGGTGATCTGTGTCTTCGAGCCGTACATGCGCGCGACGGCGCCGGGCACGATGCCGTCGGTCAAGTGCTGCGCCACGTACGACCCGCAGCGCATCCACAGCCCGAGCGCCGCGTTCGACGCGGCGACGATCTTCGGGTGTGTGTGGGCGCTGTCGTCGATGACGAACCAGGGCATCGGGTGAGCTCCTTAGACGAGGGCGATCTGACCCTCGGGAACCGAGGACGTGCGGGCGGTGCGGGGCCGCGGCGGCGCGGCCGCGGGGGCGGTGCATTGGTGGTCGATCACGTGCGGGTGCGGGCAGGCGGCCCGGTGAGAGGGCCCGGACCACAACAGGTCGGGCCCGTCCGCGCGGTGTCGCAGACACCAGTCGAGGCGGTTCGGCTCACGCAGCTCGGCGGCCGCGGCCGCGGTCAACTCGGCGACGTCGGCGGTCACATCCAGTGCCGCGCGACGTCCGACGAGCTGCCGCAGAACCGTTTGGCCGCAGCGGCACCGCGTACGGCGGGCGCCGAGGCTGCTGCGCGAGGGCCGGGTCATCCGTACTGCTCGACCCGGCTGCCGCGCCGCTTGCGGTCGAGGTGCGCCTGATACTCCGACTCGCTCGGATGCTCGGCGAGGGCCTCGGCGACGGCGTCCTCGGCGTCGTGCGCGCCGGGGCCGAGCTCATCCAAGGTCTGATCCATCTTGCGGCGGCGCATCATCGCGCGCATGACCTCGGCGACGAGCTGCGCCTGCCGGTCGTCCTGCGCGACCTCGGCGAGCGTGATCCGCACCTTTACCTGCGGGTCCTTGTCCTCGCCGTCCGCGTGCCCGGTGTACGAGGTACTGCGGAGCTGCACGATCGCGAACACCGACGTACCGGGCCGCTCGAACAGCCCGCGCCGCTGCTCGGCGGTGAGCGCGGCGTGCAGGAACGCGGCGCCGCTGTCGATCTTCACCTCGACGTCGGTGTCGTCGTCGATCTTCGGCATGGGGGTCACTTCCTCTTCTTGCTGGCTTGCTGAATCCGGCGGGCCGACCGCAGCGCGGCCGCCTTCCGCACGCGGGGGTTGGGGCACTCGTCGCGCATGTGCCGCTCGGCCCGGATCACGAGCGACTCGACCGCCTCGTAACCGACGGCGTCCTCGGCCGGCCGCCCGCACGAGCACGCGAAATCGGCGGCCGCGAGGGTCTTCGCCTTCGCGTGATCGAGGCGCACCCGCAGCCCGTATCCCGGGTCGGGGCCGCAGATCGTCGGGCCGATGCCGCTCACGGCTGCGGCATCCCGAGTACGACGCGCTGCCGGGTCATGTCCGGCCACGCGACGACCGACAGCCGCTCGCGCTGCGCCGTCGGCATGCTGAACAGCGGGGCGCCGTACGCCTCGTGACCGGCCGCGCGCAGCCACCACGCGTCGCACTGGTCGCCGCCCTTGTCGTCGGCGAACTCGGCGCCAGCCGCGAGGTACGCGGCCGCAGCCAACTGCGCTTTATCGGCGTTGCCCTTGTCGCACGCGAACTGTTTGAGCGTCGCCGGGGGCACGTACGCGTACGGCACGTCGGCGTCGAGCAGCGCGCCCACGACGACGCCGTGCAACTTCCCGATGATCTTGAGGGCGGCCGCGTGCATCTTGGTCGGCAGATCCTCGATCACCGCGAGGTGCGGCCGGTGCTCGGCGAGGTCGTCGGCGACCGCGTCACGGACGTGCAGCAGCCGACGGTCGCCGTCGCCCGTCCTGGTCTTGATCCGGTACGTCGTGCCGTCCGGCAGGCACACCCCCGTCGACGTGATCGACAGATCAAGGCCGATCACCCGAACCCCGGCCGGGGCCGCGATCGGGTCGGCGAGCGGCGAGACCGCGCCCGGCGCGACGAGCCCGGCGCTCATGCCTCGCCCCCGAACTCCGGAGCGAGCGGCCCCCACAGCGCCCGCACGACGTCGAGCGGCTCGGCGACCGAGCCGTCGCTGCTGCGCATGATCGGCGTTCCCTGCCGGTCGAGGCTGCCGTGCCACCGCCACGACTGGTCGGTCGCATCACGCCACGACAGGGACAGATCCCACGCGTGCCCGGTGCCGTCCGTCCACAGCCGCGCCGCGCGGTCGAGGCTGCCCCCGTGCGCGTGCAGCGGTTCCTCGGGCCGGTCGTGCTGCGGCTCGGGCTGCGGCAGGCACGGGCCGAGCCCGTGCTCGGCGGCGAGCTGCGCCGAGACGAACCGCAAGATCGCGGCCGCCCGCATCTTGCACATGCCGGCGCCGTGCAGCTCGGCGACGCCGTCGACGTCGATCGTGACGACGAGCGAGTGCTCGTCGAGGTCGACCAGCTTGATTCGCGGTGTCATGCGGGTGCCCCCTCGGTGCTCTCGGCCCACGGGCGCAGCGGCCACGCGCGGTCGACGACGGCGTTCGGATCGGTCTTGCGGAAGTGGGCTTCGAGCCCCGCGGCCTGGTCGGCGGCGAGCTCGATCTGCCGGGCGTGCAGCTCGGCGAGCGACAGCTCGGCGAAGTCGCCGTAACGCGGGCGGCGCACAGCACGGATGCGCTCGGGCCAGTCCTCGCGCGGCATGTGCGCGAGCGTCCCGATCCGGTACGCCACCCGGGCCGCGAGCACCGCGTCGTACGCGGCGCCGTGCGCGCCGTCGTCGTCCCACGGCAGTTCGTAGACCTGCGCGAGCGTGACGAGCTGCCGGGCGCCCTGGTCTTTCGAGGGACGCCGCCGGTACGGGTCGGCGTGCTGATCGAGCACCCTCGTGTCGATCACGTACAGCGGCGTCTCGCCGAGCCGGTCGAGCAGCGTCGGCAGCTCGTACCGGCGGCACTCGCGGTCGAGCAGCGTGAGGTCGTACGGGACGTTATGACCGACGAGGGCGACCCCGGCGCGGGCGTACCCGGCGAGCACGTCGGCGATGTGGTCGACGCCGCCGGCCGCGGGCTCACCCTTGGTACGGGCCTCGTCCGTCGTGATGCCGTGCACGGCCGTCGCCCCGGCGGGGATCTCGACGCCGGGGTCGAGCATCCAGTCGTGAGGCTCGACCGGCTCGCCGCCGCCGAGCCCGTACGCCGCGGCGGTCACGATGCGGTCGGCCTCGACGTCGACGCCCGACGTCTCAAGGTCGAACGCGCACAGCCGCCCGAGGTGCCACTGCGTCATGCCGCACCCCCGCCGGGCTGCGCGACGGCCGGCCACGCGGTAGGCGGCTCGTCGTCCTCGACGATCTCGGCCTCGACCGCGCCGTCGGCGTCGAGCTCGTCGCCGTCCTGGTCGTCGTCCTCGACGACGCCGGTCCGCGGGTCGACCCCGGCCTCGACGTCGCGGGCGATCTGCATGAGCTGCTGCGACAGCTCGTCGGACCCGTCGCGGGCCACGTGCCCGGCCTTGTTCGCCCGGTGCCACACCTGCCGCACGTCCTCGGCGGTCGCGCACGCGCGGGCGTCGGCAAGGTAGTCGGGCCGCTCGGCCGGGGCCGCGGCGATCGCCGGACGGTCGAGGCTGCTCGGGTCGAGCGCGGCCGCCGTCGAGATCGGCCCCGACAGCGCGTGCCGCAGCTTCGGCAGCGACGGCACCACCATGACGACGGGGAACTGCTTTGTCTTGCCGTTCGCGACCCGCGTGCGCTGCTCGATCCACATGCGGACCGGCATCATCGAACGGCCCTCGGTCGCGGCGAGCACAATGTCGAGCCCGCCCGCCATGGCGTCGGCGGCGTAATAGCTCTTGGACTCCAGCCGCCACACGCCGAGGTCGGGCAGGTCGGGCAACATCACGTTGATACGGCTCGTGGGGCGGCACACCTCGCGGGCCGACCGCAGGTGCCAGTCGTCGCCGTACTGCGCGAGGCACAAGCACGGGCGCCGGGTGAGCTGCTCGGTCTCGCCATCGCAGCGCCGCGAGCAGCCGCCGCCCGACCACATCTCGTACGACTGCGACAGCGGGTCGCCCTGCGGCAGGATCGCGCGCAGCTCGGTCGCCTCGGTGATCACGCGGAACTGCGCGACGGATTGGTTCTGCGGCGTCCACTCCTCGACGCGGCCGCCGTACAGCTCGGCCGCGGCGGCGACGTAGTCGCGGCTGTGCGAGGACAGTACGAACGTCTTGCTCTTGACCGGGATCGGCCCGCGGTCGGGGTTCGGGTTCGGTCGGGTGTAGCCGGTGCGGATACGGCCGAGCTCGGCGGCCTGTTTCTTCATGGTCATGATGCGGGAACCCACGGGTCACGCCGCCTTTCGTTCAGCAGACCCCGGCGCCCACGGCGGCAGGATCGAGGGGTATTCGGCCGGCGCCTCGTGCAGGTGACGGGAACTGCGCAGCGCGCCGAGGAACGCGCGGAACACGACGCGATCCGAGGGAAGTTCGATCAGTCGGTGCGAGCGCGGCCGCAGGTTCAGCACGGCCGTACGGCGCGGCCGCGGCGCGGGCACCTCGGAGTCGTCCGGCAACAGCGCGACCTCGGCCCACCGGTACGCGGCGAGTTGATACGGCTGCTCGGCGTAGACGACGGTCGCGGGCTTCCGCGCCGACGTCTTGTAGTCGATCAGCCACAGCTCGCGGCGCCCGCCCGGACCGGTCGGCAGCCACAGCCACAGATCGCCCGTACCGGCGTAGCCGTGACGGCGGTTGAGAACGGTCGTCTCGACGGCCTCGACGTCGCGCTCGAAGTCGATCCGCCACAGCCGGAACCACTTCGCGAGCTGCACCGCGTACGGCTCGACCTCGGGGTCGGCCGGGTACGGGGCCCCGATCACGATCGCGTGCGCACGGTGGTGCACCCGCGAGCCGAGGTCGGCGGCCCGCTCGCGGTTCGAGTTGGGCAGCGCGACGAGCTCGCGGCGCAGCTTGGTCGGCTCGGTCCGGGCACGGCGCGCGACGTCGATCGGGTTCGCGATGACGTGATCGGCGACGAGGCCGGCGCCCCACGGCACGAGCGCCGGTTTGTGGACCGACGACCCGGCCGCGTTCGTGACGCTGATCAAGTCCGGGCCCCCGGCGGGATCGCGGTAGTAGCGACCCCGCTCGGTGGCGACGGCGTTCTTCGGGTCGGTCACGCAGCACCGCCCGGCCGGTCGGCGTTGAGCAGCGCGACGAGGTACTCGGCGAGCGCGTTCGACTCGGTCTCGACAGCGGTCTCGGGGCAGCACGCCCACAGGTCGCCGTCGCCCCGCTCGTGCTCGGGGTCCGGGCAGACCGGAGCGATCCCGGTCGGGCCGTCGGTGCCGTCGGTCGTGAACACCGCACGCCACTCGGGCCACGCGTCGCCGCACGTGAGCTTGAGGAACTCGCGGGCGTCGCGGCGGGTGTCGTCGAGTCGGCTCACGAGGACTCACCGCCCTCGGCGACGTAGCGCGCGTACTGCTCGGCGTCGCGCCGCGTCGTCAACGTCTTGGACCGGCGGCGGCCGCCCCGACGCCACCGCACCCGCCAGCCGGAATCGGTCGGCTCGACGCGGATCGCCGTCGCGGGGCCGGTCGCCTCGCCGCTGTCCTCGACGGCCCCCTCGGGGGGAATGCCGCGCTCGGTGCGGAACTCGGCGATCGCCGCCTCGCAGCACACCGGTTCGCCCTCGACGCTGTGCTCGTCGAGCCGTGACTCGGGGTCGGCCGCCTCGTCTGCGGTGAGTTCCTCCCACCGCAGACCGCAGTGCGAGCACGTGTGTGTCTCGGTGCAGGTGACCGTGACCTCGTCGACCTGCGGACGCTGCCGCAGCTCGGCCGCGAGCTCGTCGCAGCGGCGCCGGTAATCGCCCTCGACGTCGCGGCTCGCGAGGCTGTCGCTCATGGACGCGAACCCGAGGTTCCCGAGGCGGCGGGGCAGCACGACGACCGTGATCGGCCCGGGGACGGCGACGAACTCGGCGAGCTCGTCGAGGCCGGTAAGTCCGAGGTCGGCGGGGCGGCGGGGCTTGATGGTGACGAGCACTCGCCACTCGTCGCGGTATGTCTGCTTCACGCGGCCGCACCGCCCTCGGTGCGCTGCGTCGGGACCGGCTTCGGCACGGCGATCTTCCGCAGCGCCTCGGCGAGCCGAAGCACCTGCGCGCCGTACACCGGGATCTTCGTGCTCGTCGCGTCGACCAGATCGGCGACGAGGGACTCGAACCGCAGCTCGCTCGGCCGCTGCACCTCGTGCGGGTCGGCCGGCTGCGCCTCGGCGAGCTCGTCGAGGCGGTCGCCGTACTCGTCGGTCAGCAGCAGCTCGACGACGTCGTGCACGACGCTCTCGACGAACGAGGCGACGTCGAGCGTCGCACCGGCCGGGATCGCCTCGGCGTACAGACGGAACGGGCCGTCAACGGGCATGCGCTGCTCAGACATTGGCCACCGCCCGGCGCACCTCGACGAGCACGGGGTCGCCGTCGACGACGGCGGCGTGCACGAGGATCGGGACGGTCGAGCCGTCGGCGCGGGTCGGGGTGGCGGTGCGCAGCGTCCACAGCGCGGCGCCGTCCGAGCTCGGCCCGCGGTGCACCGTGCCGCCGAGGTGGAACACCCACGCGGCGAGGTCGTCGACGTCGTCGACGGTCACGTGCACAGCGTCGGGGCGGGCGACGAGGGTCGGGGCGGGGAGCGCGAGGTACGCGAGCGCGGCCTCGACGGCGAGCCGGTTGTCGCTCGTCTTCGCGGGGTCGCGGTGGGGAAGGTGGGTAATCTGTGCGATCACGGCGATCGCCTCACTTTCGGTTTGGTGGTGAGGGGTGGCCGAGGGGTCGTGTTCGGAGGCCAGTCCGAAGCGGCCCCGTTTTGCGTCTCAGGCGGTGGCGGCGAGCTCGTTCTGCTCGGCGTGCCACGCGACGACGTCGGCGAGGTTGAAGCGGCGGCCGCGGCCCGCGAACGGGGCGGTCGGCATGCCAGCCTCGATCCAGCGGAGTACCTGCCAGTCGGAGACGCCGTAATACGTCTCGATCTCGCGCTGAGTGAGCAGCGGGACGAGACCGGCCGGGAGGCTGACGACGCGATCACTCTTCTTCGGCATCAGACCTTGACCTTTCTACTGTCACAGTCAAATGTGAGGGCATGGCGAACAGGTCTTGCAGCGGCGCGGAGGTCCTTTCGTGCAGCGCTTCGGCGATGACCCACGCCGTTCGCCAGTCGCAAGGGTCACGGGCGGTCTTCCCGCGCCCCGCGAGGCGTCCGATCGTGGAGCTACTGACGCCCTTGCCTCTCGGGTCGACCTTCCGGGTCGCGTCGGCGAGTCCAGTGATGGACAGGCCGGCGGCCCGCATGGCGTCCCGAATTGGCTGGCCGTCGCCCTTGCGGTGCAGCTTTGGCATGCGTACCTCGTGCCGCGTGTGGTTCGTGGGGCGTCCCCGGGTGGGACGCTGTGACAGTTTTACAGTCACAGTCACAACCGTGTCAACGAGAACGGCCGAGACTCGCCGGGGAACCGACAGGTAACCTGCGGTACTCGAAAGAGTGTTCTACTCTGGTCAGGCACGCATAACGGACGGGAGCGCGGCGGGGAGGTCACGCCCCCGTTAAAGAACGCGCCATAACCTGGCCACGCTTCTACTTTCGCTTGCGAAAAGTAGAAGCGGGGAGGCAGGCTTATGCCCGTGGAAGAGACCGACCCCGAGACATTCGCGCAGGTACTACGCGCCCTGATGGCCGACTACGGCGCCAGTGGCAGCGACGTCGCGCGCGCGATCGACAGCTCGCCTTCCACTGTGAGTACCTGGCTCGCCGGCAAGCGGACCCCGCGCGATGACGCGATTCGGAAGCTGCACGAGGCGTACCCGAAGTACAGCGTGCAGCGGCTCACGGCCGCCGCGGGCCGTAAGGCGCCGGCGCCCCTCTCGCCCGACGCGAAGCAACGGCTGCTCAACGTCTTCGACCAGCTCACGGAAGATCAACAGCGCATCTTGGAGATTCAGGCGAAGGCTCTTGCCGACAGTAATCGGCAATCGTCTTAACGGTCCTGTACAACCATCTCCGCAGGTCGCGAGTCTCCGCTAAGTGGAGCCGCTCACTCACGGTGAGGCGACAGACACGAAAGTCGCTCAGAGTGGGTGCATATTCCACGGGAAAGCTCTACGCTCGACCGGGTGTGCGAGTCCTCCCCCTCGCCCGTTGCCAGTAGACAGCCATGCCTTCGGGGGAGCCCATGTGTATCCGTGTCCGGTACGCACCGCGCGTTGAGCTCGACGAGCCGTACGACGCGAACCGGGGCCTGATCACCATCCCGAGCGAGCTGAACGACCGATACGCACTCTGTGCGCTTCGCGCCGTTCTGGCCGAACTCCACATCGAGCAAGGCCGGGACGGTGCACGCTGCTGGTGTGGGGAGTCGATACCACTGCTTCCCCGCGTTCCGCAGCAGCGACGAAACGCAGAGGTGATGAACCTTGACGCGTAACACTCTGGCCTCGACGAGGCCGAGCACCGACGCGAGAGAGACGAGGCACCGCCATGCCTCGTAGAGCAACGAACAACCCGCGGCAGCTCCGCGCTAAGGCGTGCGGCTGCATGGCGTGCATGGAGGAGTACCCGCCCGAGCAGCACGGGGAGCGCCGTAAGCGGCGTGACTGCATCGGCTCGTGGCAGGCCCGGTACAGGGACGCCGAGGGCAAGCAAAAGGCGAAGAACTTCGCGAAGAAGAAGGAGGCCGACGCGTTCCTCGACGAGGTCCGCGGCCGCGTGCGACAGGGCACGTACCTCGACCCGAAGCGCGGCGAGATCACGGTCGAAAAGTGGTGGGCCGAGTGGTGGCCGTCGCACGAGCCGTCGCGCACCACGACGAGGAACCGCAAGCTGTCGTCCTGGACGGTCCACATCCGGCCGAAGTGGGGCCGGCGCAAGCTCAACAGCCTCACGTACCTCGAAATTCAGACGTGGGTCGCCCAGGATCTCAAGGGGCACGCGACGCAGACCAAGGTTCTGGAGCTCTTGAACATGATGCTCCGGGCCGCGGTACGTGATCAGCGCATCCCGCACAACCCGGCCGAGAACGTCACCAAGACGGCGAGCCCGCCGGCCAAGCACCCGGACGACCTTCGGCCGCCCACGCTTGAGCAGTATGAGCTCGTGCGCAAAGCGCTGCCGGTCTGGTACCGCCCCGTCGTCGACTGGTTGGAAGACACCGGCTTGCGGTGGGGCGAGGGCATCGGCACTCGCCGCGTGTACCTCGACCTCGTCAATGACACGGTCAAGGTAAGGGAAGTGGTCATCGACGACCGCGGCACCCTTCGGCGGCAGGGAATCCCCAAGACGGTAGCGGGCTTCCGCACGGTGCCGTTGACGCCCAAGGCGAAGACTGCCGCCTTGACCATGATCGACCGGCTCGCCCCGGCGGAGACGGTCACGGCGGTCGAGGATGGCATGCATGCCGAAGAACTGATCTTCCGGGGACCGAACGCCGGGACGACCAAGACGGTCAACGGGCAGAAGGTCGACGTCGAGGGCGTGTTGAGCAGGAACAACTTCCGCCGGTTGTGGATTCCTGCCATCCAAGAGGCCGGCATCGCGCGCATGGTGAAGAACCCCGAGACCGGCCGCAAGGAATGGTGGCCGAGGGTCTCGGACTACCGGGACGCGTACGCCTCGCGGCTGCACGCGCAAGGGCTGTCCGAGGCCGAAGTGCAGTACATCCTCGGGCACGACCGCGGCGGCAAGGTCACATGGCTGTACACCCACCGCGGCGAGGAAGCTGTCGAGAACGCCCGCAAGGCACTCGCCGGCGGCCGCCACCTGCGGGCCGTCTCATGAGGCCGGGAAGGGGCAGAGTCCACATGGATTCCACAAACCCCCCTCGGCACCCCTCGTCGACCCTCGGCGAAACTCGGTGTTGATCATGAACACCCGCGCTGAACTGCACTCGGAGCGTCTCGGTGACCCTCGGCGAAACTCGCCGTGCGGTGCATCTGACTTTGCATGGCAGATGTCAGGGGTTCGACTCCCCTAGGCTCCACAGACCTCCGGTGCAGGTCAGAGGCACAAAACGGCCCCTCGAAGTGATCTTCGAGGGGCCGTTTTCATGATCAGAGTCCGCATAGGGTCCACAACCCCACGTAACCCGCTCGCGTTCATCATCTGATCGGCGGAACCGTTCCCCCGGTACGCCCCTTAAAGTGCAGGTGACGGGGGCTGGCGTGACTCCCCGCCCACGCGCCAGACGCGCGCCCGTCGACTGCCTGCGGCCCCGAGCGGGGAGGCTCGGACCGCGGGGCGGCGGCCCCTGCCGGGCTCAACGGCGGGGGCCGTCGCGACAAACGTAACCGCCCCGCCCCCGATACGGGGGCGGGGCGGCTCGCTCTGTCCTGAATCAGAGCGACGGTGCCTCGGGACGGACGCGCGTACGTCCGCGGGGCACCTCTACAGCCCTCACACGAGGCGAGGGCGGTCTGCGGTTGCTTGAAGCGTCAACCTGCGCGCATGACGTTCGTCACGAGCCCGGCGCGACCGGCAGTCGCCAACTCGGGCCGTCCTCGACGTCGCCGAGCCACACCCGCTGTCGGTCCGGCTCGACGCTCACCCCGAACCCGGTCGCGTCCGGCGACCCTGCCGCGTGCCACACCGCGAGCGACTGCTCGACCTCGGCCCACAGCGACACCGGGCCGCCCTCGCGTACCGACCAGCCGTCGCCGTCCTCGGACAGCACCGCGAAGGACTCGTTCGCCGCGTCGAGGACGAACGTGCGCATGCGCCCGTCGTCGCCCGCCATGTCGAACGTGCGGGCGTTCGGCATCGCGAGCTGAGCGACGAACCCGCTGTCGGGCATGCGCAGGACACCGGGCCCGTGCGCCGTCTCGCGGGTCTTGCCGTCGTCGTCGGCCGGCAGCATGCCGAGGTTCGTCGGCGCCTCGTGCTGCCGCGCCATCATGAACCCGGGCTCGGCCGCGATGAACCGGCCCGTCGCGTGCTGCCCGTCCTCGACGACCAGGCGCACGAGGCCGAGCGAGCGCAGCCACCCGCGCAGCGTCGCGACGACGAGCCCGCCCGGTGCGGTCTCGCGGACCCATGCCCACGGGATACCGCGGACGCCCATGGTCGCGATCGTGCGATCGGCCGGCTCGTTACGGTCGGCGCCTGCGAGCCCGTTGCCCGTGATCAGTCGAGGGGCGTAGCCGCAGCGGTCGAGGGCGGCGCGGGCCCGGTCGGCGACCCCGGGGTCGGTCTCGACCGACGTGATCCGCTCGGCGCCGAGCCGGTGACACATGAGAGCGGTCGAGTAGCCGGTGCCCGTGCCGTACTCGGTCACGGTCGACTCGTCGTCGCCGTCGAGGGCGTCGAGCATCTGCACGACGAGCGAGGGCAGCGTCGAGGACGACGTCGGCGAGGCGCCGCTGATCGGCTGCGGGTCCGACCAGTCGATATCCCGGCCGTCGAATTGCGTGATCAGGGTCTCGTCGCTGTAGACCCGGCGCAGCCACGCCTCGTCGCCGACGAGCTCGGGCGTGATCGGCACGTACGTCGTGATGCCCGGGGCGTCGTTGGGCACGTAGAACGCCGGCGTGCACTCGTGCCGCGGCACGGCCTCGACCGCGCCCCGCCACTGTTCGGGCAGCTTGCCCGCGGCGGCGAGCTGCTCGGCGAACTCGTGCCGCAGCTCGGTCGCGAGATCAGGTTCGGTCATGAGTGCCTCGTTCCATGCGGTCGTGCGGCCTCGCCCGCGTACAGCCGTGCAAGGCGCGCGGCCTCGTCCTCGCGGAAGGATGCGACCTCGCCGCACCTCTGGCTCATGACGAACTCGCCGAGCGGTAGGCATAGGTCCATGCGTTGGATGCACACGCCGATCATGAACGGGCCGTCGGTGGCGCGGTACATGCGGACGCCGTAGTACCCCTCTTGGCAGTCGTCGGGGTTGTTGAACCGGCAGTCGGCGCAGGTCTCCGGGAGTCGTACGGGCCGGATGCTCTTTGCGTACAGCGTCCGGCCGTCCGGCAGGCGGTACCGAACCCGCTGGTCGGATGCGCCCGCCGTGATGATCCGGCGTACGGGGACGGCGCCGAGGTGGTCGACGACTTCCTGCATGGCGGCGAGCGACGCGCCGCCGTCCTCCAGAGAGACGAGCATGCGCACCACGACAGACCGGCCGTGCTGCTCGATGATGCGCAGCACTCGCTCGACGTGATCGCTGTCGGGAATCACGATGTTCGCCGAGACCTTGATGCCGTGTTCGCGGGCGGCCTCGATCGTCTTCACGAGCGCGTCGAGCTTCCGGGCCGCGAGCTTCGGGGAGGCGAGGCGCGGGGCCTGGACCGCGGCGAGCTCGTCGGGGGTAGTGCCGAACACGCTCAGGTTGATGCGGTCGAGGCCGGCGGCCGCGGCCTCGGGCAGTACGGCCGCGCCGTTCTCGCCGTTCGAGGTAAGGCCGACAGTCAGCCCAAGGCGGCGGGCGATCTTGATCAGACCGGGCAGCTCGGGGTGCAAGGTGGGTTCCCCGCCAGTGAAGTGCACTTCGTTGGTGGGCAGACTGCCGCGGACGGCGGCGAGCGCGAGTGCGAAGTCGGAGTCAGCCGCGATTCTGGCCGGCAGGAAGTTCGCCCCGTTGGTCTTGAGGTAGATCGACACGCGTCCGGTGCGCCCCGGGGTGCCGGTGAACTCTCCGGCGGCACGCCCCACGTTGTCCGTGGCGACGGGCGTGCCCTCGTTGTGGCAAAACTTGCAGGTGAGGCCGCACGCGTCGATGATCTTGACGCGTAGGGTGCGGTCGGGCCTGACCTCGACAGGCAGGTTCTCGCGGTCCTGCATGGTGCCCCCTCTCCGTACCGGCCGGGGCACGGCGCCCCGGCCGGGGCTTGCGGACGCCGGCCTACTCGAACCGCAGGTCGGCGATGGAGTCGAGATCAATGCCGTACAGGGCATAGACCTTGGTCGTGTTGATCGACGTCAGGCTGTCGCGGTCGATCCCGAGCGCGGCGGCGGTGTCCCACACCTGCGCTTCGTCGTCGGCCTCGATCTCCAGATACGGCGGGATGCGGGGCCATTCGTCGACCTCCAGGCGCACGCTGCCGAGGGTGTAGGAGGTACGCCGGTTTTCCTGGTAGCTGCGCGGCGTGAGACCGACCAGGCCGAGCAGCTCGCTCGCTTCCTCGAACGAGTCGACGGTGACCTCGGTCTCGTGGGTGCCGTCCACGGCGTCCGTGGCGATCTGCTTGACGCACAGGGTCGTGCCCGAGCCGGTGTCGCGCAGCCGGACCCACCGGCCCGGAACGGCCGGGATGGTGTCGTACACATAGCGGCGCATGAGTCGGGGCTCGGCTTGCTGCACTCCGCCCGCCTCGACAATGAGCCTCGCGATCTTCGCGGGGTCGACGTCGAGGGCCTTTGCCTCGTATTCGATGCCTGCCATTGGGTCTCCGATCGACGGGGGCGTTTCTGTGTGAACGATCGTCTGTTACAGGCGGGGTGACAGGGTCGAGAAATGGCGATGTGCTCGCGGCCGCCGGTGCCTCCCCTGGCTCGCCGAGGGGCGGGTGAGCTCGGGTGCCTGCGGGGGGCGGCGGACCGGCAGCGGGTCGAGGCGCAGCTCGTACCGGGCGCCGTAGTCGGTGACGGTGAACGCGTACGGGCAGCCCTCGGCGAGGGTGCGCATCACGCCCTCGTACCGCTCGCGGCTGTCGGCCCACGCGTGCAGCCGGACGTCGGGCCGGGGGCCCTCGGGCGGGGCCTCGATCAGAGGGGCGCTGCCGAGGTACGGCGCGGGCGGCGCGGGGGCGAGCAGCTCGGCGTACCGGCTGACCGTCTCGCGGGCCCATCGGGCGGCGAGCCGGGGCGTCGTCGCGCGGTACGTCGCGAGGATCGTCTCGTACGTGCCGTCGAGAGACCGGGCGAGCAGCTCGCACCGGTAGGCGTAGCGTCTGGACACCGGGGCACCTCCGCAGCGGGGCGGGAGTCGTGGGGGCGTGCACATCGGGCAGTTAGTCGGGCCGCTCGGCGGGAGCCACGGGGGAGGACTCGACCGCCGAGCGACCCTGTCTCAGGGGCGCGGCAATTCGGCCGGCGCGTATATGAGTCGGGCAGAGTCGGCGACGCTCGCAGCCGCGAAGTGCAGCCGGTTCGCCTTGACCGATGCGGTGATGTACTCGTTCACCTCGGCGCCGTTCGCCGCGGTCGACAGCGGGTCGAGGCCGACGGCGAGCAGCACGTGCCCGATCTCTGTGATCACCCGTCCCCAGTTCCCGGCGCGGGTGGTGAGCGCGTGCGGGGTGCCGTCGAGGCGGACCAGGACGACGCCGTTATGCACGGCGACCCGCTCGCCCGCATCGGGCAGCGTCTCGTGCGCCGGGGCCGCGCCGAGGGCGTGGGCAACGCTCAGCATGCGCGACTCGATCGCGGCCGCGGTGTCGGCGTCGCGGCGCGGGTCCGGGTGCGTGATGAGCATGGGGGCGAACCCTTGGTCGCCGATGCTGTCAACCCACGGGCGGACGGACAGAGACGCGATCACGCCGGGGGTCGGCACGGCCGGGGTGAGTTGCTGCATGCCCGTCACTTTGCGATCACCTCGGCCCATACGACTTTCCCGAACGCGGCGTCGTCAACGCCCCAGTGGCACAACCCGTCGAGGATGAGCAGCCCACGGCCGCGGTCCCGCTTGTGCGACTCGGGCCGCGGCTGTGGGCGCCGGCGCACCGGGTCGCGCACCTCGACCCGCGTGCGACCGTGGCGGGTGTGGAGCGTGAGCGCGAGGGCGTCGCCGGGCTCGGTGCCGTAGCGAATCGAGTTGGTGACGAGCTCGCTTGTGACCAACACGACCGCGTCGACGTAGTCCTCGGCGGCGCCCGGCTCGCTGCGCAGCACGTACTCGCGGGCGAACTGCCGTGCCTCGCGGGCCGATTGCGGCTCGCCCGCCAACACCAGCTTTCGCGGCTGATCGGGGTTCGGGTTGAGCTGCCGCGCGCCCTGTCGCTTGTCGACCATGCGTGTCCTCCCGGTGACGGGTAGTGCGATCACTCAACCCCGCGGCATCCTGTAGGGGCCACGAACTACCCGCAGACTGCATACGACGATTCGCGCAGCGCATACCGGTGCCGCACTTCCGGCTCATGCCGCGTAGCAAGAGGGGGAGAACAAATCCCGTGAATTGGTCCACGCAAGCAATCCGCGACGCTGCACGAGCAGGCGACTACGGCCGGGTGGTGAAACTCGCTCGGGTCGCAGCCAGCCTTTCGCAAGGGCAGCTCGGGGAGGGTTGCGGGATGAGCCAATCAGCGATCTCGCGCCTTGAAGGGAGGGGCGCGGGATCGTACGACACGGCTCAACTGTCGCGGGTGGCAAGCCATCTCCAGATTCCCCCGCACCTCGTCGGCTTAGCCGACCACACGGCGGCGATCGTCGCGCGGGGGGATAGAAACGGAACCGATGTGGAACGGCGCAGCTTCCTCGGTGGGGTCGCGGCGGTCGCCGCAGCGCCGGCGCTCTCCATGGCGCCCACGCAGCAAGCGCACGCAGCCGAGACCGGGCAAGCGGCCACGCTTCGCGTGGCCACCACAGCATTCCGGCGGCTCGACGGCACGACGCCGTCGAGACAGCTAGTCGACACGGTCATGTCGCATCTGACGTTGACGCAGTCGATCGCGCAGGATGCCGACAGCGAAGAGGAAAAGGCGAGACTCGCGGCCGTCGGCAGCGAGGTCGCGAGCCTCGCCGGGTGGCTCCACTGGGACATGGGCGACAACGGCTCGGCCCGCACTTGGTACGGGGCGTCGATCAAGGCTGCCCGGCGCGCGGCCAACCCCCTACTTGCCGCCTATCAGTTGGGCAGCCTCGCCCAGTTCGAGGCGCACTCAGGGAACGCGGCGCAGGGTCTCAGCCTCGCGCGGTCGGCGCGCAAACAGCTCGGCGAGCACCTGCCGGCCATTGCCGACGCGTGGCTGTCCGGCGTCGAGGCTCTTGCCCATGCCGCGGCCGGCGCCGAGGACCGAGCCGACAAGGCACTGCGAGCAGCAGCTCGTCGAGCGCAGCAGATCGAACGCGAGGATGCGCCACCGTGGCCGTGGGTGTTCTCGTTCACCGAGGCCAAGGTCGCGGCGACCCGGGTGTCGTGCGGCGCCCGGCTCGGGCTGCCGCGGTGGGTGGCCCGTGAGCAAGACTCGACCGCCGAAGTGATGAGCTCGGGCCACGACAAGCAACGGGCGTTGCTCATGCTCGATATGGCCTCGGGGCACCTCGCCGCGGGCCGCCTTGACGGTGCATTCACCATGGCGACGCGGGCACTCGAAGTGGGGTTGCGCTACAAGTCGGGGCGCATCGTGGAACGGGCGCGCGCCGTGCGCCGCTCGTACTCCGGTCCCACGCCCCCTAAAGTCGTGCGCGACTTCGACGACCGCCTTTATGGCGTGTTCCTGTAACGGAGAGGGGTAAGGGCTGTGCGTTTGGGGATCACCGGGCACCGTGGACTGTCCACCCAGGTTGAACGGACGGTTCGCGACGCCCTCGACGCAGAGCTGCGGAAGTACGACCCGGCCGAGCTGCTCGGGGTGTCGTGCATCGCGGACGGGCCCGACGCATGGTTCGCCGAGGCGGTACTCGACCGCGGCGGCCGGATCGAGGTCGTCGTGCCCGCCGAGCAGTACCGCGAGGGTCTGCCCGAGTCGCACCACCCGACGTACGACAAGCTGCTCGCGCGGGCGGCCGAGGTGCACCACACCGGCATGCGCGAGTCGACCTCTCAGGCTCACCAGGCGGGGAGCGAGATCCTCGTCGGCTTGGTCGACCGGCTCGTCGCGGTGTGGGACGGGAAACCGGCCCGCGGGTACGGCGGGACGGCCGACGTCGTCGCCTATGCGCGGCGTACGGGCGTGCCCGTCGATGTGGTGTGGCCAGAGGGTGCGACCCGCGACTAGCTGCTCGCAGACATGACGAATGCGCCCCTGCCCGGCCGTGAGGCCAGACAGGGGCGCAAGTCGTCATGAGCGGCGGCGGTCCGCCGGTAGTCCGAGGATGCTCGGGCTCGGTGTGGGGTCCGGGGAAGGTTCCGGGGTGGTGCACTCGTAACGCGGGTCGGCGGGGTCGAACCCGTCGACCGGGCGGCAGGTGTACGTCGCTCCCCCGTACTGGAACGTCCAGCTCGACGGGGGCTTGCCGTCCTCGCCGTTCTGGCCGTCCTCGCCGTTCTGGCCGTCCTTTCCGTTCTGGCCGTCCTTCCCATTGGTGCCGGGCGTTCCGGGCTCGCCGTCCTGGCCGTCGACGCCGACGCCGTCCTCGCCAGGCTTGCCGTCCGTTCCGTTACGGCCGTCGACGCCGTCCTTCCCGTCCTTCCCCGGTCGCCCCGGCGCCCCGCTTTCCCCCGGCCGGCCCGGGGCGCCGGGCACCGACTCGACCCGGTCGGGCAGCCCCTTGACCGCCCGGGACGGGTCCGGCGCGGCCGGTGTCGCCCCCTCGGCCTTGACTTGCTCGCGCAGTACGCGCACGTCCTCGGCGAGCGTCGTCACGGCCGTGCCGCGGCGGGTCGCCTCGGCGCCGAGCCGGTCGGCCCGCTGCGCCTCGGCGTCGATCCGCAGCCACACGAGCAGCACCGCGCCGGACAGCACGAGCAGCACGGCCGCGAGCATGAGCGAGCGCCACCGCCGCGCGAGCAGCGGCGGGTGAGCGTGTTTCGTCACGTCGGGGACCCTCCGAGTTCCGCGACCCGTGCGCGCAGCCGCTCGACCTCGGCCCGTAGAACCGTGATCTCGGCCCGTAGCTGCGCGTTGTCCGTCTGAGTGGTGGCGAGCTCGCGGTACGCCTCGGCGAGACGCTGCTCGGTCTCGGCGAGCTTGGTCTGCGCCTTGTCGCGTTCCTCTTGGAGATCGCCGACGAGCGTGCCGTATCCGGTGAGGACGGCGCCGGACTGCGCGGCCCGGTTCTCACCGCGCTTGCCGACGAACGCGCCGACGGCCGTCGCGAGCCCGACGAGGATCGTGCCGACCGCGCCGAGCGTCGCAACGTCCACGTGCGCCCCTTCTGATCAGTGCATGGGCGGTCGCGTCAGATCGACGGCAGGCTCGGGGTGTCCCGCTCGGCGACCTTCTCTGTGATGCCGGGGCCGTTCGTGCCGCCGCTCGTCACGATCGCGGTCAGCAGCGCAAGCACGGCGGCGAGACCGCCGACCGACAGTGCGCCGCCCCAATCGACGTCGACGATCCCGAGCCCGTCGCCGCCGGCCACGCCGAGCACGGCCTGCGCGAACGTCCTGATCATGCGCTCGACGGTCGCCTTCCAAAACGCGCCAGTGAACATGTCGTTCCTTCCTGGGAGTTGTGGGCATGGGCCCGTGAACTGCGCCTACTTGGCGGGCAGCTTGAGCTTCTGGCCGACGCTGATCTCGGCCGGGTCCTTGAGCCCGTTGAGCTTCGCGATCTCCGGGTTCCGGGCGCCGCTGCCGAGCCGGGCCTCGGCGATCGACCACAGGGTGTCGCCCTTGCGCACGGTGTACGTGCTGCCGCTCGTGCCGCCCCCGGTGCTGCCGCCCGGCGACCAGTTCGCGGGGTGCTTGAGCCGCTCGGCGACCCGCTTACGGATCGCGTCCATCGTGAGCGCGGGGCCGCCCTTCTTACCGATCGGGCCGCGGGGGTCGATCTTCCCGGGCTGCCATTCCTTGTGACCGATCACGCTGGTCGGGCCGTCCTTGCCCCATCCGTGGCGGCGCAGCAGACCGGCGGACGCGCGCACGATCGCCTCGACCTGCGCCTCGGGCCACGGGTCGCGGTTGTCGCCGAGGTTGATGCACTCGAACCCGTAGAACCTCGCGTTGCCGTCGGTGTTCGCCTCGTTGACGGCCGGCAGCTTGCCCTCGGCGATCACGGCGCGCAGCACGTCGTCGTCGCCGAGGCCGGCGTGATTCGCGCGGCCGTACCCGACGACGTGCACGACGCCCGCCTTATCGATCACGCCGTGACACAGCGGGCCGGGCAGCGTCATGTGTCCCGACCGGCACAGCGCGACCGAGCTGTCGGTGCCCGACGTCACGGTGTGGTGGATCATGACGCCGTGCACCGGCCCCCATGCGCCGTGCCCGGCGCGGTTGTGGTGCTTGGCGTCGCCGACGACCTTGACGGTCACGCCCTCGTCGCGCATCGCGTCGAGGAACGCCTCGAACGACAGCGGTTTTGCCATGGTGAGCCCCTTTCCGGGCATGAAAAAACGCCCGGCGCGGTGCGCGGGGCGTACAGGATGAGCGGGTGCCGAGCAGCCGCTACGGGGTGCCGGCGTCGTAGGGCGACAGGTTCTCGTTCGCGGCCGTCGAGGTGACGGTGCCTTGCCCGAGCCAGTCGTTACCCCACCGCCGGATATTGGTCGGCGCCGACGAGCAGTTGTAGACCGACGCGGCCTCGGTGCCACTGCCCCACTTGCGGTAGGTGTTGTTCGTGACCGTGATCCGGTCGCCGCCGGTCGACAGCCGGAACCCCTGCGCGGTCGAGTCGCCGCGGCCGGCGCCCCGCAGGTAGTTCCCGGTCCACTTGAGATCGGTGTTCGACCAGGCCCAGAACCCATGCGACTTGCAGTCGCTCGCGTTGTTGTCGGCGACCGTGAGCCGCACGCCCGTGTTGCTCGTGAAGAACGAGCCGCCGCACGTCGTGATGTGGTTGCCGGACAGCACGCCGTCGGCGCAGTTCTCGGTCGACAGCGCCGTGCCGCCGATATCCGTGAACACGTTGCCCGTCGCGGTGAACCGCTCGGTGTGCACGGCCCTGATGCCGTTCTCGGTGCCGCCCACCGTGGCGACGGTGTTGCCGGTGATCGAGACGTTCCGCCACTTCCCCGTGGCCTCGCCCTCGACAAAGATCGCGTCGTTGAACGAGCCGATGTTCCGGAACGTGTTGCCCTCGATCACGAGGCCCGTGCCGGTCTGCGACGCGGCATGGTCGACGCCGCCCATGTCCGTACGGTCCGCGGTCTTCGAGCTGTCGAGGGTCCGCGCCCACACGCCGGCGCCCATCCCCGAGACCGTGTTGCCGCTGATCACGGAGTTTTCCCAGATGTACGGCTTGACCGCGTACTGCGCGCCGCCCTCGAACGTGTTGCTCGCGATCTTGATGCGGCGGTGCCAGACACCCCACGCCGCCGAGTGCGAGCCGACCCCGGCCGGCCACGCCACGGTGCCCGCGGTGCCCGAGGCGCCGACGTAGCAGTCGCGCATGACGACGTCCTCGCACGGTGTGCCGTCGTACGGGCCGAACCCGCCGAACACCGAGACCCGGAACGCGCCGTCAAGCTGCACGGCCTCGGAGAACGCGCGGCCGCCGGTGTCGAGGTAGCCGCGGAACGAGCAGCCCGAGACGACCGCGTGCTTCGTCGAGTTGAGTTCGATCGCGTGATACCCGCCGACGTCGCGAATCTCAAGATCGCGAATGACGACGTTGCGGGCGTGCCCGATCGAAATGCACATGTCGGGGTCGGTCGGGGCGTCGGTGGCGCGCATGTCCCACACGCCGCCCTCGATGACGAGATCGCCGTGCCCGGTGTACCCGCCGAGCTGCTGTGTCGCGTCGCCGTTGAGCAGGAAGGTGTTCGTCGAGCCCCGGCGGAACACCGCGCCGTTCATGAGCGTGAGCCGCGTGCCGCGCCGGATGCGCAGCGGCAGCGTGGCGCACCGGTAGGTGCCGGGCGGCACGAGGACCCAGCCGCCGCCGGCGTTGTACGCGGCGTCGAGCGCGGCCTGCACGGCGGGGGCGTCGTCGGCGACGCCGTCGCCCGTCGCCCCGTACGTCTGCGGTACGTACATGCCGGGCAGTGTGCCGCCGCCCGAGCCGCCCGTGACGGGCTTGCCGTCGACGGTGAGCGAGTCGACGTCGAGCGTGTCGACGTGCCCCTCGCCGTCGACGGTGAACCCGTCCCGGACGGTGATCCCGCCCGCGAACGTCACGGGCCCGTCGACGGTCCCGCCCGCGCTGCGCGACAGCGCGCCGCGTGACGCTTCGAGGGCCTCGGCGGGCAGCTCGCGGGCCGACTCGAACCATCGGACCGGCCCCGTCAGACCGTTGTACTCGTATTCGATCCCGGTGATATCGGCGATCTTGAACGGTCGTATCGCGCCCGGCGAGTTGCTGTCGGCCGGGTTGCTGCGGAGCTCGCCGATCGGCGTCGTGCCGTCGGCCTCGTACAGGGCCGTGACCGGCTGCCCGGTGCCCGCGACGCGCACGATCAGCGGGTAATCGGGGATCACGTTCCCGGCGGCGTCAGTGAGGACGGCGGCAGCGTTCCCGCCGTAGGTGTAGAGCGGCATGGGTTCCTCTCAGTCGATCCAGTAATCGCCGGAAATGTCGATCCACGAGGTACCGGCCTCGCCCTGGTACCACCACAAGAGGTCGCCGGGCTGCCCGTACGCGCTCGCGGTGTTCTCGGCGAGGACTTCGAGGCGGCCGGCCGCGTGCGTCGTGTTGCCGCCCATCGAGCACGTGCCCGGCCACGTCCGCAGCCCGGTCGGCATGCAGTCGGCCGGCACGCTGCCGAGGTTCACGGCGTTCGGGTTGTCGATCAGCGCGCCGTCGGTGCGGGTGATCCGGCCCTTAAGCGACACCCGCACGCCGTCGCGGCGCCGGATGCCGAGCCCGACGTCGCCCGTCTCGAACCCGCTCTTGAGCGTGATCGGCCGCCAGTCGGGCAGCGGTTCCCACAGCGTGAGCCACGTGTTCGCCGTCGGCGAGGACTTGAGCCACGTCGCCCCGTTGGCCGCGATCGCGAGGGTCTGCGCCGGAGCGTCCGACAGCCGGTTGTCGCGGTCGGCCTGGTCGTCGACGAGGTGCAGCAGATGCGGGTCGACCGCCTCGGCGAGCTCGGCGATATCGGCCGGCACGGTCGGGCTGTCGCCGCCTGCCGGGACCGGTAGTTGGGCGTATCCGATGGTCGCCACGCGGGCGCCTCCTTACGCAGAGAAAGTGATCGTGATCGTGCCGCCGGTAAACGCGGCATAGTCGCTGCGGCCCGAGGCGTAGATCGCCAATCCGCGGGCCGAGCCGGACGCGAGCGCGTTGCGCCACGAGGCGGGCAGAGTCGCCGTGCCCTTCGCGCCGACGGACAGCGACAGCAGTTCCTCGGGACCCGAGCCGAGGTTGAGCTGCCCGCCGGGCGCCGAGGTGTAGTCGTGCAGGTACAGGTGCATCGGCCGCTTCGCGTTGACGCCCGTACCGCGGCGGCGGGTGAACTGCACGGTCATCTTCGCGACGGTCTTGCCCGCGCACGCGGCCGCGATCTTCGTGCCGTAGAACCATGCGCCGCGGCGGTTGCCGCCGCCCGTCCAGTCGCCTTGCGTCGGCGTCGAGGCGTAGTCGTCCGGCCGGCCGTTGCGCCACGAGCCCGAGTCGGTCGCGGTGACCTTGACCGCGCCCGGGGCATGCCCGGCCGGCTCGTCCGGCGGGGTGTCCGTCGGGCTGTCGACCTGCGCGTACAGCTCGACCTTCCCCTGCGACGTCTTCCGCATGAACATCGCGTTCACGGACTGCCACCCCGAGCCCGGGGGCGCCCCGGTGCCCCACGACACCGCGCGTACGACCTGCACGTCGTGCGCGACGTCGTCGGCGATCTCGCGTATCCGGCCCTCGTCGACCTCGGCCGGGTCGTCGCCGAGCCGCCACATCACGACCGGTTTCGAGCCGGGCCGCATCGCGACCCAATCGCCCGCCTGCCGGTTGCGGTACGCGTCGGTGCACGGCACGTCCAACAAGAGCGCGCCGCCGTAGTCGACGTTCACCGCGCCCGTGTCCGTGACGTCGACGACCTGCACCGTGACTGTCTTCGAGGCGGCCGCCGTGCTGCGCGCGAGATCCTTGCCGAGTTCTTCACGAACCCCCATGTCACAGCCTCCGTGCGGCAGTTCGTGTCTGACAGCTCATCGAGGCGGCGCCGAGCTTCCGCGAGACTGAGTCGATGATGTGGCGTTGCCACACGCCGGGTTCGAGCTCGACCTCGACGACGTCGCCCGGCTCGATCCCGGGGTGCGAGTAGACGTCGAACGAAAGGCTCGACTGCACGCCGAGGCTGTCGGCGAGCTTGGCCTCGCCGACGGTCTGCGCCTGAGCGGCCCCGGTGATGAGCGCGGATGAGTACCGCTCGACGCGCAGCCGCACGCCGTGCAGCCCGAGCCGCTGCGGCGCGAGCGGGTCGTTCACCGGGTCCGGCCCGGCGTACGTGAGCGAGTTCGGGTTGTCGTCCCACACCGCGACCGGGCCGACGGCCGGCTGCCCGTCGCCGCTGTCCCCCGAGATCACCCAGCAATTCACGAGCCCCTCGGCGGTCTGCTGCCGGGCCGGGTACGCGCGTCCCTGCCCGTACGGCAGGCGCCACACGACCGGGTCGTCGAGGGTGGGCACCGGGGCGAACGTGATGATGCCGCGGGCGTCCGCGTACACCTCGGCGCCGAGCGCGGGCGCGATGCCGGTATCGGTGCCCGAGCTGTCGGTGCCGCCGCTGAGCGCCTGCCACCGGTCCTCGTCGACGAGGAACGCCGGAATGCGGGCGTCGGCGTCGACCCGCGGCCGCCACGACACCGGGGCCCGCGGCAGCGCCTCGGCGATCAGGGTCGCGGCGATCGCGCGGGCGCTGTCGGTCTCGACGGACCGGGCGACCGGCAGGCTCGCGCCGCGAACGACGTCTTCGAGGCCGAGCAGACTCACAGAGACCGCGGTGCGGCCCTCGCTTACCTGGTCGACGACGTACCAACCCGCCGGCACCCAGAACACGTCACTGCGCGGGGCGGCGATCCCTTCCCACAGCCGCACGTGTGTCGCGGCGACGTTCACGCCGTCGCGGCCGGTGGGGACGCCGACGAGGTCGGCCGAGCCCGACCAGCGGCACTCTGCGGTGCGGTCCGGCTTGACCTCGGCGGCGCCGACCTTGCACGACTCCCACGACTGCCCGCCGTCGTTGGACCACTCGGCCCGCACGGTGCGCCGCGTCGCCGTCGGCAGCGCGTCGAGCACCTGCGGGGGAAGCTGCATCATCAGGTGACCCCGTCGGTCGACAGCGCCGCGTACGACGGGTACGAGGCGGCGACGCTGTCGTACGTGTCGAACCGCTCGGCGACGCTGTCGTACGACCACCCGGGCATGCGCATCGGCTGCCGGG